ATCGGCCCGCCGGACGTGCCGACAGCCGCCTCGAGGTGCCGGGCGATCGCGTCCCGGGCCGCCGGCTGGCGGGCACCGATCGACACGCCCCGGCATCGCAGCTCCCGGGCCGCCTGCCGCAGCTCGTCCACCGCCACGCCCGTCTTCCACCGGGGGGCGTCTTGGTTGCCGTCCCATTCGATCTCTTCGGCCAGCTCGCCGGTCAGGGCCGACACGACCGCAGCGTCCTCCGCCCCCGTCGGGCCGGTGAACAGGCCGCGGAGGTCGATCGGCCCGACGGGCACCGGGGCCGGGCCGGGGGCCGGCGTCACCGGCGAGCCGAGATTGAACGCGGCCACTGCCCCGATCAGCAGGGACGCCGCGGCCAGCTGCCGCCAGGACAACTCCGGGCGGGGGATGGCGGCCACCATGGGGGCCACCTTCGCCCACAGGTCGCGGCCACCCAAGACCAGGGCGGCGGCGATGATCAGGATCGCGGTCAGCATTAGCGAGCCCTCACCATTGGCAGGATCTGTTCCACGGCCCCGGCCGCCAGGGCCAGGACCAACGCCCGCACGCTCGAGCGAGTAACAAGCCACATCGGCCACAGGACCGTCGGAACCGCCTTGTCGGCCACAGCGTCGAACAGCGCCGCGGCGGCTTCCATCACGACCGCCTTCTTCTGGTCGCCGGGCACGTTGAGAAGGTCGGCCAGTTGGACCGACAGCCGGAGCAGGCCGACCAGCAGCTCGCCGAACTCGGCCCACGTCAGGCCATCGGCGGCCACGACCTTCGCGGTCGTGATGTAGGCCCTGGCGGCGTTCAGGACGTCGGTGAACTGGGAGCCGGCAGACAGCGGGGCGGAGGAGATCATGTGGCTTTAACTCCGATGATGACGATTTCGTATTGGGCGGACGTGGCCGATTCGTTGTCGATACGAACGGCGGCTGAGGTGTTCAGCCACGGTTGAGCCGTCGCGGCCGTCGGCGAAAACCACATCATGAATCCGCCAGGCGGGATTTCCGGCCGCGCTTCGCCGTCTTCGATGCCGTACTTCAGTGCCACGGTCGCCGACATGTTGCGAACGTAGACGCCCTTCACCGATGCCATGTTGAGCGTGCTGGTGCCGCCGAACACGTTGACTGGTAGCGCCGTCAGTAAAACGAAATCATTGGTCGTGGCCGCCACCGTCCGCACGTCGCGCCAGTAGGCGTTTGCCTGGCCGGCCCCGGTGCCGTTGGCGAACGTCAGCGCCCGAATGATTTCGACCGAATCGACGACGTCCGTCGTCGACAGCGTGTCCGTCCACGTCGGCTGAAACCGCAACTGGCCTGCGAGGGAAAACGTGGGCATTAGCTGGGGGCCACCGCGGTGCCAAAGATGTAAAGCTCGTAGGTGACCGCCGCACCGCTCGGGTTCGACAGCCTGAAGATCTTGTTGTCGGCCGTCACATCCCAGGCGTCCCGGTAGTTGATGGCGAACCATTCACTGCCCGGGCCGACCTCGGCGGCGTAGACCGACGTCGGCGCGCCGGGGGCCACGCCGATCAGCAGGCGGCGGCCGGTGACCGTGGCCGTGTTGCGGATCTTGATGCAGCGGACCTGCGCGAAGGCGAACGGCACCGACGTGCCCAGCGTCGTCTGGGCCAGGCTCGTCAGGTCAAACTCCTCCATCACGCCGGCCGCTACGGTCCGGCTGTCGGCGAAGACGAGATCGGCCTGGCCAACGCCGCTCCCGTCGGTAATCGGGTAGTCGGTGAAGATCGTCTTGGCGTTGACGTAGGACCCGATTTCCTGGCCGTCAGTCCGCTCCCAGGTCATGACCGTGCGGATGGTGCCCGACAGAACGTCGGTCAGGCTGTCAGCCATGAAACACCCCCATCGCGATCGCCTTGGCGAGGGTGGCCGGCTTCACGCCCAGCCGGAAGGCGGCCAGCTCCACGGCGGCCCGCGACTTCGGGTCCGGTTCGCGCGAGGTCTTCTTACCCCACCACTCTTGGGCCGGGGTGAACGTCTTGGCCAGCGACGTCGAATCCGACGGGGCCGCAATGGCTTCCCGCCGTCCGCCGCTCGATCTGAAATGTGCGTCCGCGATCACGTCAGCCTCCGCCCCGTCACGGTACGGCGGCAGGCTTCGCAATCGGAGGGGCTATGGTGCCTCGACTTCGGCCAGGCAGGCGGCGTACCCCGCCAGGTCAATCGGCCCGTCTGCGGTTTTGCTTGGCCCCATGTACCGGGCCACCTTGTCGAGCGTCATGATGATGGCCCAGTCGGCCTCGGTCAGCGGACGTTTCAGCACCTCGGCGAACGCGGCGTTAATCATGCCGACCGTGCGGGCGAAATGCTTTTTCGGCCCGCCGTACTTCGGCCGGCGGTCGCGGATCACCTCGAGCGTCTGGAGCAGCAGCTGCTCCGCCGGCGGGGCCTCCGCGTCGGGGGCGGCCGCCATGATGCTGTCGCCCCGAAACCGCGGGATCTCGCGCTCGGCCTTTAGCGCCGCCTCGCCCCGGAGGATCCAGTCGACCGGGATCGACGCCGGTTCGTCGGCCACCGCCTGCGGGTGGCACTGCCCGCCGTCGCAGCATGACCCGCCCAGCCGCTCCTCCACCGCCCGGCGGAGGTCGGCGTTTTCCTGTTCCAGCTTGTCGATCGTCGCGGCCATCTCTTTGCGGTCCTCCATGAGAAAGTGACAGTCGGCGGCCAACGACCCGGCGGTGCCGGTCCATTGGCCCATAAAACGATTCTTGCGGCGGCGGATGTCCGCCAGGTGGTCGGCGTTCAGGATCATCCGGCGGCCCGCTTCTCTAGGTCGCGGTCGCAAAAGATTGGCTTGGCGTCGGTCACCTCGCGGCGCTTGTGGTCGATCACGACGAAGGCCTGGCAGGGCGGTTCGTAGCTAGCCTTAATCCGGGTGGCGTAGGCCGAGTGCCCGATCAGGCTTCCGTTGGAGACGTAGCGGCCGGCCCGCAGCCACGAAAACTGGTGCCAGTGCCCGAAGACCGTCAGATCAGCCCGGTCAATCTTGTCCCAGGCGGCGATCGCCTTGTTCGTCGGGATCGTGATCCCGCCCACGCCCCCGCCGTAAGAAACCGCGTGGCCATGGTGGAACCGCACCCGGAACCCGTCCAGGTCGACCACGTTCAAATACCCTTCCCCGACTTGCCAGCGGACGTTTTTGCGTTTCTCCTGGCCGGCCAGCGTGAGGTACAGGTGTTGTTCAAACGAGTGATCCATCTCCGTGCCGATCCGCAGCTTTTCGGTGGAGCGGCCGTGGTTGCCAGAGTTGGTCGCCACGATCACCTCGTCGGTCATGCCGGCGACCATGTCAATAAACCCGCGGATCCGCTCGCCGGCCCACCGGATCGCCGCCAAGGGCGACAACTGGGCCAGCTCGGCGGTGTCCGGGTGAATGTGGCCGGACAGGAAATCGCCTCCGCACCAGACCACGACCCTCGGCACCTTCACCAACTGCCGCTGATGCTCGAGCAAGACGGCGAACCGCTCCGACAGCTCGGCGATCCGCTTGTCGGCCACGTCCAGGTCGTAGTCGTTCAGGCCGTTGACCGTGGCCGGGTCCACCCGCTCTTCGACGTGCCAGTCCGACAGGGCCACGATGACGGTCGCGGCCCCCTTGGCGTTTTTGGTCAGGCGGCCAGGCGTGGCGGCCTTGGCCTTGATGCCGGCCAGCCCGGCGATCGCGTCGGCCCGCTCCCGCTCGCGGTCGATCTGGCCTAGCGCCGCCTTGTAGCGGCTTTTGAGGGTGGCCACTTCGCTCCGCAGCCGCGCAATCTCGGCGTCGGCGGCCAGCTGCTGGTCGCTGGCCACCGCTTCCAGAATGTCGCTCACGACCTTTTGAGCCCGCCCAGCCATTCGCGCACCGTGTAAGGGGTGACATGGATCCCGGCCTCTTTCAGCTTCTTCGCAATCGCCGGGGCTACGGCCCGGGCCGCCTGGCCGAACTGGCCCGCGACCCACGCGGCCGCGATGACGTCGACCATGGCCTGTTGGTCCGTGGTCAGCCTGTCATGCCACCGGCCGGTCCTGGGCCGCGGGATGTCGGCCTTGATCTCGGCCACGATGTCGCGAGTGTTGGCCATCAGCCCCCCGCGTCCGCAGGCCTGCAAAATCCCTCCGCATCCAACACGCCGGCCAGCGTCGATGCGAACTCCTCCACGCTCGATTCCAGGAGGTCGGGCCACCTCGCGTGGATCAGTTCGTGGAGCAGCGTGTCCATCAGCTCGGCCCCGGCGAGGGTCTGGTGAATCCTGATCGTCCGCTTGGCGTAGTCGCAGTCGCCGTACTTGCCGCGCAGTTTGGCCCGGCGGATCTTCCACCGTTGCTCGCCGATGTAAACCGTCCGCTGAACGCGCCGCCTGGCCATCCGGGCCTCCTGCCGTCTAGTGTGCGGACAAGGTCGAAAACGCAAATGCCGTTTTCGCCCGCATTTTCAGCCGGTCGGGCTGGATGGCGGAGGGGGTGGCGTGCCGATGCCAAGCCAATACCCGGCTTTGTTCAGCAGTTCACGGCGGCGATCGCAGCCGCAGTCTCGCACGCCCAGGGCCGCGGCCACCCGCTCCTTAGTGACACCCACGGCGGCCAGGCTGGCGGCGGCCATGTCGCCGAGGCCCGGCCCGGCCCGGCAGTTTCGTCTGGCCGCCCGGCTTGATGCCAAGCGGCCGCAGCGCCGGCAGCGAAGGTCTGGCCCGATCTCACACCGGACGGTCATTCGATCGGCAGGAGCGACAGCGTGTAGCTGATCGGAAACACGGACCCGGTCGGGTCGTTGGAATCAAACTCGTTTAACGGCTCGCGTGTAAACGTGGTTGCCGTGTGCAGCACCGGTGACGCGGACCTGCCCAGGCCCTTGTAGTCCGTTGCTACCACGACTCCGTCATTCTCAAACGCTTTCCACCAGACGCTCCCGATCTGCCAATCCATTGCCACCTGGCCGTTGGCGGACGCCCCGTTACATGTGTTTCCAAGAACAGAGCCATTGCCGGTGCGAAACCGCAGCCAAGCCACCGAAGAGTCAAGGCCGGCCACTCGGTCGGGACCTTGCTGAACGGCGGTGTTAGCAATGTCGAAATGCCTAGCCCCAAAAAACTGGTAACACGCGGTGTTGGTCTGGAGGTCGTCGTAATAGCGCTGATAGCCGCTGGTCACCTCAACGAAAGAGTCTTGATCAAACACGAACTCAAACGGCGTCTCCAGCCACGACAGGTTAATCGGCGGCAGCGGAAAGCCGGACAACTCCGTCGTGTTTTTGATTGGCGTGTCGGTGCTGGCCGTCACCACCAGCCGCTTTCCGCTCCAGTCTGCCGCAAACCGCGGCCACACCAGCACGAAGTCTCCCCAGCCGTCCTGGGTGTTGGTGGGCACGCTGCCCTCGCCTGAATTGTTGGCCGACGTAAACCCGGAGTGGGTCGCGCTCACCAAATAGTCATTTAGTCGGAGCCGGCCTTCCGCAATTAGCGTGTCGTAGTCGGCAAACGTCATTTCATATTCAAGATCCCACCGCCAGTCGAGATCGCTGGCCCCCTCCATCTGGAGCCTGATCTGGAGCCGAAACGTCTCGGCGTCGGGGTCGACCTTGTAGGCCAACCGGAGTAGGGTCGGGCGGAAAGGGCGAGTGACTACATCCGGGTTTGGCCACGGGTCTATTTCATAAAATGCCGGAGCCTTAGAAAAATCCGGCGCCCGCGTGGCGACGATCCAACCGTCGTTGTCTGCCTCAGTGTCGAGCCCGACGACCCAGCTGTAGAAGTTCCAGGCCGAATGGACGCCTTGGAAGTTGGCGAGCGCGAGACCGAGGCCGCAGCACCGGCAATGGTCACCCCGCGGCATCACATAACTCCCACGGCCCAGCGGTCGTCGCGGTCGCTCGTTGACCAGCCGGCCACATCTTTCCACAAAAGCAGCACGGGGCCGCAGGTGCTCGACTGCAGCTGATCCCGGTCGTCCAGCTTCGCGGTGGCGTAGTTGTGCGACGTTTGGTTGACCCGCACCTTGCAAGCAAACATGCCGGAAATGATCGCCCGGCCGTAGGCGTTGTTCGCGATTGGCTCGAGGCAAATCACAAACTTGTCGCCGTACAAAGTCACATTTGGGCGAACGCCCACCAGCACCGGCCGATCGGCGAACGTGGCTTCGGTCGCTTCCGAGGTGTTGGGGTTGATCATCACGTCACTGATCGACAGCACGCCAAACCGCGGGGCCAGGCCGCCTGACTGGTTTCGAACGGTCACTACCAGGTTGGGTCGCGAGTAGCTCGGCCCGTCGCCAGCCAGCCCGCCGCGATCCCCCAGCACGATGTCGGCGGCGTCCTGGGCGCGGTTCCACGCCCGGGCCGAGAAGGCCGTCGTGAGTTTCTGGCCTGGGTTGACGCGACCTTGGCCCATCAGTCCACCCCAATACCGAGTTGCGAGAAATCGGCCCGCCGGTAGACGCGATTGACGTACACCGCCTTGGCCTTTTTGATGAGCGCGTTGCTGTTGACCGAGTCTTCGTATCGGACCCAGAGGTAGTCGTGGCCGTCCTTGGCGATGTTGCTGATCTCGCCGATGGTGATCGCGGGCATGGTCTTGCCAGCGCCGTAGTTGGCCGACGCCACGAACTTATAAGACAGGTTCCAGGGGCCGTCGCCCTTGTCGCTGTCCCACTGCTGCGATCCGCTCGCCCCGGTGAACAGCACCTCCCCGGCGGCGAAGCCGCGGAAGTTGGCGTCGTTCACGCTGCCGGTCGCCTTCGACAGGGCCTTGATGTAGTTGGTCGTGATGAACTGATGCGGGACGTCGTAGGTCTCGGTCCAGGTCAGCTGCGGGACGATGATGTCGACCCCGTTGACGTTGTCGCCGTCGACGCCGATCGCCCCCGACTGGTTGGCGGCCGTGCTGGGATACCGAAACTCAAAATCGAGCGATTCGCCTTCCCCGACCGGGATCGCCTGCGTGATGTGCTGCGTGGCCCCGCCCGTGTCGAACGACCGCGACCGCTTCAGTGGCTCCGGCTCTTCGCCGTCTTCGGCCCCGTCCTTCGTGTAGGTGACCTCGAGCTGCCAAGCCTTGTCGCCCAGATACTCGAGCGAATAGCTTTCGGCCTGGAGCCGGTTTTCTGGCTGGCCCGGATACTGCCAGAACATGTATTGACGCCACAGCGTCTGGCCGACGTCATCGTGGATCAGGATGTCGTTGTCGCTGCCGAAGATCTTCCACGACTTCCGGTAGGTGCTGGTGGCCTTGCGGCCCAGCCGGTGGATCGTGGCCCCGCGGCTGGAGTTGTCTTCGACCCAGGTAAAGGCTGGCATGATGTCAGTCGGCGACGAGGCCGGCCATAGGGTCGCGGGTGTTCTGTTCGATCTGTTTCATCGTGTCGAGTTGCTTCTGTGCCAGGTTGCTGCCGAACCCCAGCTGGCCCAGCGCGGCACCGCTGAACGTGCCGACCACCTCGGCCGCGGACGTCGTGGCGGTCGCCTGGGCCGCGGCGGCCCCGGCTGCGGCAGCCTGGCGGGTGTCGTTGCTGCCCGACAGGCCAGCCTCCATGACCCGCTCCGAGGCCGCATCCAGCGAACCCTCGAGCCGCTCGAGCTGCTCCGACGACAGCTTGCCGCTGTCCCGCAGCTCGCGGAAGGTGCTGGCCAGGGCTTGTAGTTCATCCATGCCGGTGACGCTGCCGAGCGACCGGTCGAGGTCGCCGACCTGGCCGGCCACGGCCCGGCGGTCGGCGGCCGTCTCCCGCAGCTCGCCGACCTTGGTCTCCAAGGCCTCGGCCTCGCCCTGTCGGCCCTGCCGGCGTCGTTCGTTTTCGTCCAGCCGACCCTGGGCGATCTGGTCGGCGTTTCGCTGCATGGCGTCGACGCGAGACTGGGAGGCGGCCGCAGCCTGGGCGTTCTCCTGTTGGGCCGCGGCCACCCGGCCGACGACTCCCGGCCTCGAGGCAGCCCGCTGCTGGGCACGGGCGGCCATCTCGCTGTCGACTGCGGAGTTTTCTTTGGCCAGGTCGTAGCCTCGGACGATGAACGATTGAACGTAGTTCCACGATTTGCGAACGGCGGCAACCATCGCGTCAAACGCCGCCATCACGCCGTTGACAATGTTGTCGACCACGCCCAGCACGATCGCTTTGTTAACGTTCAAGACGCCGACGATTCCGTTCCACATGGCCTCCCACGCGGCGGCCAGCCCGACGCCGGCATAGGTGAACGTGTTCTGGAGAAAGGCCACCCAGGAGTCGAAGGTGGTCATGGTGGCATCGACGCCACGGAGCAAGGCCGCCTGAAGGCCGGTCCACATGATCTCCATGGCCAGACCGAGATCACCGGCAGCCAGGGCGTCGTAAATCCCGGCAAATGCCGTGGTCGCGATTCCGGCCAGCTGGCCCAGGACGCCGGTCGCCTGATCGACGGCGGCGACCAGGCCCACGACGCCGGCCACGATCAGGCCGATCGGCGACAGGACGAGGCCGAAGGCCGCAGCCACCGCCGACAGGGCC